TAACTTCACACCGACTCACATCGTATTGAACCCAGAAGACATTGCAAAACTGCAATTGACTAAGGACTCAAGTGGCCAGTATACTTATCCAATGTTTTTACCAACTCAATCGGGTGATGGAGAAATGGTTCTTGCTGGAATGAGAATCATCTCGTCAACTTATATGACTGCTGACAAGTATCTTGTCGGAGATCTTTCAAAAGTATCTGTAAGATTCAGAGAGAACATTGCAATGAGTGTCGGTTTAGATCAAGATGACTTCACTAAAAACATGGTTACAATTCTTGCTGAGGCTCGTCTTGTTCAGTATGTGAAGAACAATGATAAACCAGCATTTGTATATGGTGACATCACTGATGATATTTTATTGATCGCAAAAGTTTAATAAATTAAAGGAGGCACAAAATGGAAAGTAAAAAAGGAAGAACTAAAGACGAGAGGCAAGATGCGAGAGCAGAACGCAAGGAGGAAAGAAAGTCACGAAAGAAAAAAGAACTTGACATTGATATCGACACCAAGAGAGTGGACATAAGCATCGACAGAGACCAAGAAGGCAACCTCGACATCGAATGGGATGGAAAGCACGTTGATGGTAAATACTCAAAGAGTAAAGATGGAAAGGTCAGACTTGAAGTGGAGATCAATGATGATGAGTTATACATCTTCGAGGGCAATGGTTCGAACCGAAAACTTCCAAAGGGTGCAATCTGGAAAATTACTGGCTCAGTGATTAAAGGATTTCTCATAAGAGGATGGGGTAAACTTAAAAAATAATATACAATGCTACTGACAACAGATGACTTCATAGACAAGTGGGAACTTTCCACTGGAATGTACGACACCAGCAAACTTACTTCATATATTCTGAAGTATGAAAAGAGATACCTTGTGCATCTTTTAGGTGCTACGTTGTACAATGAATTTCGTGATGATCTGTCTGGTGTACCACAGACTCCACAGAGTCCAAACTTCACAAAGATATACGATCCTTTTATTATGGATCTAAATGCTTTGACTCCGTTCTTTTATAATTCATTTAATGGATTAAATCGGATACTGGAGAGTGATGGAATTCTGGATATGCTCAAGGGATTTATCTATTGGGAATATGCAAGAGATCTGTTAAACCAACAGACACCATATGGAGGAGTCAAACAGATGGCAGAGAATAGTATAGTAGTGGATACACCTCATTCACTAATGTGGGAAAGATATAATGGAGCCATTAGAACGTACCAGGCCATTCAAGAGTATATATACATGAATCAGAGTCCAACACTGGGCCAGGTTGTATCATATACTCTTGTTCATGGTTCTGACTATGTCGATGGTGATGCTAATTTGATAGGTGGATCTGGTACTGGTGGAGTAGTCACATTGACAACATCTGCTGGTAATGGACACGTTACCTCTTTAGTAGTCAAGTCTGCTGGTGCAGATTATGTGGTAGGAGATGTTCTGACAATCGAAGGAGGGAATAGTGATGCAACAATCACATTAACTTATGTCGGAGTCGGAGACTTCTCGAAATGGAATGGAACGCAAAAACTAACTTCATACTGGATATGACAACTGAGATCACCAATGTAGTCAGAACCTTAGTCTCTCAAATAGATAACTCTGTAGAGGGCAAGTACAACGCAACTGATGGACGAACTTACATCTGTGACACTAAGTGGATCAGAGTAGGAAAGAAGGTCAGTGATGAGTCTGATAATATCTACACGATCACAGAAGTAGTTGAGGATGAATATATCAATGTCACACCTTTACTGGTGGGCAGTCCTCCATTGGATGGAACGATATACATCCCATCACCATTTTACATCTCTGGAACGAAGATGGCCACAAATAGAGAATGGACAATCTCTACAAATAATATGTCTGACAAGACACCACTTGCCTGGCTCCTGGAAATGATACGAATGACCAAGAGAGGGAGAGAGAGTGCGATTGACTTTGAGAGTGAGATCAGAATGTTCTTTCTTGATGAGACTGATATTCGAAACTATTACACTGCTGACCACAGAGATAATGTTGTCTTTCCTATGGAGAGACTTGCTAAAGCCTTTATGGAAAGCGTAAGATTAGATAGAAGTTTTCAGACCATTGAGGAGTATGAACTGATCACATTCAGTCGATTCGGAGTGGAGACAGATCGTGGAATGTTTGAGAACATCCTTGATGCAAATCTCTCTGGAGTCGAACTCAGAGTCAACTTAATAAAGTACAAACAGAATTGTAAATGTTAAATGCAATTCACATAAAATTTAAAATATGTCATTAGGATGTAATTGTGATATGGGACTATCCAACACTGGACTCCCAGCGTGTGTGCCGATTCAATCGGTCACAAGCACATTAATAATGGTTCCATTGAAGTCAAGTGCTGGAGTAGATAATGCCATCGATTTATCGGTAGCAGTTCCAACATGGGCAACTTTAGTGAACCAAGCAGATGAGAGCCTTCGATGGTTTCCATTGCCTCAGTTCGAAAATGTCGAACTACCAAAAGCAGACTCGCAATTTGAGGAAGCAAACTCTGGAAGAAAAGCATTCCTTCGTCAAGGAGTACGATCTTTCTCTGGAGAGTTATGGGCAGATGATTCATCTCCTACATTATTGAGCAAACTTCAAAACAATCGTTGTGTTGAATTCGGAGTTTATATCATTGATGTAAATGGTAACTTAGTCGGTTCAAAAGTAGGTGACAAATTGTTTCCTATCGCAGTGGATAATCCATCTTTCGATCCAAAGTATATGTTCGCAACTGATTCAACAATCAGTAAGATCATGGTAGGATTTGATTTCTATCGTTTGTTTGATGAAGGTACAATGTACATGATCACTCCAGAAGAGGCTGGAGTAAACTTCAACGATCTATCTGGATTGATTGATGTGAACTTCGCAGACTTCACAGAGGTAGCAAATACATCTGTTACTTTTAACGCTGAGTTTGATTATGGTACTGCATACAATCCTATCAAATTGAAAGGACTTGTACTGGCTGATTTCGCTCTATACAATAACACGAATAGTTCTGCCGAGGTAATTACTTCAGCACCAGAAAATCTTCCATTAGAGGGGAACTATACTTGTAATTTTGTTTTTGTAACTGGTGAGAGTTATACCTTGTCTATCTCTAAAGATGGATACTATGGTAAGAAGACTTTCACTGCATCATAAAACAACTTTGTTTTAAGTGATAAATTGATATCATGGGAGAGGTTTCGGCCTCTCCTTTATCAATAACAAAATAGGAGGTTCAAATGGGATTCGATATCATGCAGACAGAACTGGGACAGAAACTAAATCGATTCGGATATGCTCTTTATAACCAAGTCATTTGGGTATCTGTACTCAAAAAGCCATCATTGAGAACATTCATTCTGGATCTTGTAAGAGAAGACCAACTACTTGAGCAAGGTATAGATGAAGATGGAGATGTGATCGGAACATATTCAGAATACACTGAGATAATTAATCCAGAGAAGGTCGCTGGATCACATTACACTCTAAAGGATACTGGAGAGTTCTTTGATTCTTTTTATATTGATGTCTTTCCTTCATACTTTGAGATCAATGCGAACCCTATTAAAACCGATGACGATGGCGAGACAACAAATTTATTCTATGAGTATGGCGAGGGTATTATGGGACTCACTACGGAATCTCTTGACAAACTCTCAAGAGAAATCCTCAGACTCTATGCAATTGAAGTCAGAAGATTGCTCCAAATTTGAGGGATATTATACGAGTATAGAAATGTTACCTCTATACAACTGGATAAAATGTTCTGAAGGTGAGATCCAATATTGTCGAATGGATAGCCAGGAGGGAAATAAAGTCAAAGACGCTAAAGTCTGGGAAATGATTTACGATGATTACATCGATAAGAATGGACTGAATAAGATGTACGAGAAGATGCTGAACACAATGCTGAAAAAAGCAAAAGCCGAGCTCGACTTCTGTATCAGTGGGGACAGATTCAAATTGACAGAAGCAGAAATCCAAGAAACGAAACTGGAGACTATGCTATCAAACAAGGGATCTGGAATGACGATAAGCCAGACACTGGTTCATCTAAGCAAATGGATAGGGCAATGGCTCAATCCTAAAAACATTACCACTCAAGAGTATTTCGATCTATTGAGTGAATTTGAGAAACACAACAAACCGACAAGCAATGGCTAAAAAAATAAGTAGCAGAGACATTTTTGATCAAGAGGATATCTTCAAAGGTATACGAGATTCAGCAACTAAAACGATCACCATAATGAACGATCTCCAGAAGGAGGTCATGGAGACTGCTGAAGCATTAAAGAAGTCTATAGGTGGAGCAAAGTTCGACTCTGCAAAGGCCATTAAAAATGTTGTTGATGTAACCTCAAAGGCAAACAAATTAAAAAAAGAATCCATCCAGATTGATAAACTCAAAAAGGATGCAATGATACAAGAGTCTAAGGCACTCCAAGAACTTGAGAAGATTGAGCAACAGAAACTCAAGACTCAATCTCAACAGATGCGAAATGATAAGCAACAGACTCAAGAGAAAGAAAGAATACTCAAAGCAAATCAAAAAGCAGTCAAGGTCGCAAACGATGAGGCAAGTGCATACAAAAAACTGGAGAAAAATACCAGAGCATTAAAGAATAAATCCAAAGAACTTGGGGCTGAGATGTTACTACTCGAACAATCTGGAAAGAA